CTATCTATAACAAGACAGGTTATGCGGGTGATCCAAGAAAAGTTCCTATCGATGAGGTAGATATAGATGGGTTCTTAGAAAAGAAAGAGGATCTGGATAAGGAAAGAGAATTAAACAGCAAGTACGAGGAGTATAAGGGTACTTCTATGAGCGGCCTTCTCACGTTTGGGTTTAACGGATCAAGCTCTTCTGGAGTGATTACTTCAACTGGCGCAGGCTTGCAACTAGCCGCAGATAACGGTGTTGGAATTGGTTTTTCTGCTCCTATTAATGCTTCAACAACAGGACAATGGGGGCCAAACATTTGGATTAATGATGACTAAGCTGGAGTGCAAAATGAATTCAGGAAAAAAGGAGCAGCAAGACGAACTTAAAAGATTGGTTGATGAATACTTAAATAATGGAGGAGAGATAGAACAGGTTCCTTCTGGAGTTAGTGGGAATCAATTTAAGTTTCATGGACACAGGACATTCAAAGGCAAGGCTCATCTTCACAGTCTTTCTCCAAAAGAAGGCTTTGCTAAACACAGAATATATCTTACTCAAAAGAAATAAATGGAACTTGATATCAGATATGCTGGGAAGGAGGATCTTAAATACATAGATCACCTCCAAAAAAAGAACGCTGAAGAGCTGGCGTTCTACCCTGCTGTTGTGTTTGAAAGAGAAATTGATAACGAAAGAATACTTCTTGCGTTGGTCAACAAACAACACGCTGGATATCTTTATCACGGAAGCATGAGTTTAGACAGGCCTCTGAAGATACATCAGGCTTGTATAGAGTACGATCTCAGAGGGAACTGGTATGGGGCTGGGTTGGTTGGGGTTCTTGAAGACCTAGGAAAGATAAATCATATCGGAGGAATTTCCTTAAGATGCGGGTCTGATATTGCTGCCAATAGATTCTGGGATCTTATGGGGTTCAAATGCGTAGACATTCAAGCTGGTGGCGTAAGGAGAATGAGGGATATAAACGTATGGTTTAAACAAACCAAGCCAGATCTGTTTGGGTCTGAGCCTTCAATCATCATGCAGCCAAGCACAAAGAAGAAAGACTCAAGCATTTGGAGCAAAAGAAAAAAAGGAACATCTCAAAACAGCATGTTAAGAGGCAAGGCTTTACTCCAGTACAGAAAGAAAATACTAAACGAATCAGAAGACCAAGATGACTAACGAAGATTCTTGGAATATAAATATTGATCACGCAATACTTAATGAGGCAGAGCAAAAGCTTGCTACGTTTTTGGCAAAAGCTAGGCACAGGAAAGCCAGACGAAACAATATAGAAAACAAAAGGCTTGGGCCTCAGTCTGATTGGCAGACAGATCTTGAGGGTATGGCTGCTGAGATTGCTGCTTGTAAACTGCTTAATGTTTACCCAGATTTACAAACAGACTCCATACCTGTTCACGACATGGTGAGCAGAAGCGGTTGGACTATTGATGTCAAAGCCACTAAGTATAAAAACGGAAAGCTGCTAGCGGTAAAAGGTAAGTCCGAAAACAGATCTGACTTTTACATGCTGATGATAGGGGAGTTCCCTGAGTACAGGTGCGGCGGGTTGGCAAGTGCGGAAAGATTATTGAATGATAAAACTTTAACTGACTTAGGTAGGGGTGTCGGACACGCTATGGAGCAGTCCGATCTTCAGTCTATAGAAGAATGGAGAGAGATGTTTGACCAATAAAATAACAATTGAGTTTGATGAGAAGTCTGTTGATGAGCTTATTGATTTGATAAAAGAGGTATCTGAGACCCATGAAAGAATGTTGGAAAACCTAGAAGATATAAGTGTAGAATTTAAAAAGCTTTTGGATCTCATTGAGAATGAGGTCAAGTAAGGATGTATCGTGGGGGAAACGTCAGGCGAGCGGTAGCGTCAGTCAAAATTCCTACTCTCAACAAGAGAGTTAATAGAGAAATAGAATCGATGAAGCCTTGTCCCACGAGCTTAACTTTCAATAGGTCGGAAGTTAAGTTTTTCATGCGAGCAATCGATTCAACTACCGCTAATCTTTTCCTACAATTTTATCGTACTGTCTGTTGAACTGAGAGTATAACCTACCTCTTTGCTCGTACAAGTCTTGTTCTTTTTTTGCATACTCAAAGGCTTTGTCTGGGTTTTCGTAAGCGTCTTGCCTTGCCTTATCAACTCCTTCGGCCAATATCTTCAAGTCTTTTTCTATAGATTTTAACTTAAAAGACATGGTGATATACGGCTGTATTTTTTTCCTAAACTTAATTCTTTCCTCATCCCTAAGAGGGTCAAGTCTTTTTAAGTTCTGCTGAATCTTTTGCTTTCTATCATAGAACCTACTCTGAGTATTCATTGTAGTTGTCTCGCCTTTTATTCTTCTGATAAAAGGAATGTCTTGACTCTTTAGGTCTTCGCCTTTGGCCCAATTTTCTATGGCAGAATAAGATCTTACTGCCGTGGTTCCAGCCGCACCTAGAGCGTAGTTCATAAGATACTGCAAAGCATCTGGGGATATATCGCCCCAGCCTCCCAGCGCACCCTCATACCTATCACCCTCTAAGAATGAGTTGAGCCATTGAGTAGCGTCAACTATTTCTTTTCTTGTTGATGCCATAGCTTTCGCAGACCTTGCAGTTTCTGTGGCAAACGGAAGATCTTCTTTTATTATCGGGCTTCCCCAAAAGTTTTCGTTGACAGCTAGGTCAACAAACGGATCTGTAAATGTTGGAGATACAGTCTTAACAAATGAAACCGCAGCGTTATCGGATGTTGCTGTACCTACAGGAAAGAATGATCCTATCAATGCGCTAGTTAAATATGAACCAGCTTCGGGGACACTCTTCTTGTCGCTGGTCACATCATACATTGACTGACCAATATTAAAGAAAACATTGTAGCCGTAGGGCAAAGGTATGGTGTAGTAGTTTTGCTTTCCTCTGTATTCATTGCCTTCTTCATCAACAAAAATGTTTGACGTACCTTCATCTGGTTCGTCAGCCATTATTACTATGTTTCTTTCTTTCACATAGTCAGGTATTGAATCGTAAGCAGGCCGTCCATCTTCAAGCTCTTCGCTTTCCTCATCGGCTATCATGGAAAGTAATGCGCCAAACGCTATCAGGCCACCAGCCGCTCCCGTCTTGTATGGGCTGTAATGATCTTTATTCCAGAACTTAAACCCTCTAGCAAAGTTCATGGTTCCTTGAACGCTTGCATTAAAGAACAGGTAGGTAGCGTTTATTACATCACCAGCCATTCCTTTTCTATTAAAGTTAATAGTCAGGTTTTTCGCTAAGCTTGCAGCCTTGGCAATGGCTTCTCTTCTTCCCATGCCAGAATCTAAAAACGCTTCTCTTGCTTCTATAAATGTAGACAGTCTTACTGCATTTTCTACCGTAGCGTTAGCGTCCTCTACAAAGTCCATTGTTTGCTGGAATCTTTTCTGGAAGTTCCCTTTGAATGTTCCGCGAGACATTTCAATCATAGATTTGATTGTTGCTTTCTGTTCTTCTGGCGGTCTGGAGTGGAACCAATCAGCCTTTGCCCCAGCACCAAGATACTCTGATACATTAGCTTTGTCTTTGGCTGTTATTCCAGTGAGGTCTCCTCGCAAAGTTCCATCTTTTAAATCATAACGCCTGTACCCCTTGTAAAAGGCATTCATTGCAGACGGTATTCCCTTTACTACTTTACCGATAAGCTGCTTCTCAAAAGCTTTTCCTCCCGGCATATCTTGTTCTGCCATCAGATTTCCAATAGCAGTCTGCACATCTCTAGCAAAGTTTCCTAAAACAAACTCAGGGTTAAGTGATGTGTTTACCATAGAAAGCCATCTGTTAATAACACTAAACTTATTAACCCAATCCTGTAATGTGCTTCCATCAAGACTAAGGAAAGCAGCCCTAAGTCTCGGATCATCTATCTCAATATAAACTGGCTTCCCATCAACTTTTGTAACTAAAAGATCTTTGTCTTGAGCTATTCCGCTGTTGCGTCTAAGGACAAGCTGCTTAACCCAATTGCTTGGGTCATTGCGGCCCTCAAGACTAGACACTCTTTGTCCCTGCATAGCGGGATCACTACCTACATAAGTGTAACTAGTGTCAAACTCTTTAGAATACTTAGGACTATCTGGAGAGATGACTCTCCAAAAACTATCATCTGGATTTTCTTCTATTAGCCTCTTAAGGCTGTGACCAAACTCCTTGTTCTTGACGGATCTTGAGATTGCTTTTTGAGCATTAAGCATGACATGACCAAGCGGAGTTTCAGCCGCTGAACGCCTGCCTTTTGCCGTCATTATGTCGGAGCCTTTAACTCCTAGTCCTCCACCCCCTATTATGACAGAAGCTATATCGTCCTCGGCTTCTTTCCCTCTAAGCGGCGTGTAGTATTTAAATATATTTTTAATTATTTTTGCGTCATTACGAGACAGAAGATCGCCTTGAACTTGCCTGTCTATAGTTGTATTAACTATGTTGTCTACATCTGACGCAATGTCATTTAATGTCTTTGCCCTTTCGTTCCCTCCAGACCACTCGCCTCTGTTGTCATTCCATGTCATGCCGTATCTATCGCGCATTCTTTGCTTGACAAAACTATCTGTTAAAATTTCTCCATTCGGAAGAGACCCTGATCCTGGATTTTGATTTGGATCTTGTTCTTTATCTTTCTGATATATCCTTTTGTTTCTTTCTATTGCATGTCTAAGGATTAAGAACTCATCTACCTCGTCTGCATCTATGCCTAGTTTGTCAGTAGCATTGCCTATCTTTTCTGCTAAAGGCTTTTGGAAATCTTCGGTAAACGCCCTTACTTCGTTAGCCACCATGCCAGCAATTCTTTCTTCGCCTTGATAGGCAGAGCTAAGCGACTCAATTGGAGGAAGCCCTCTTTCTTTTCTCCATCTATTTATTTGTTCTTCAATATTCTTTAGGCCAATAAACTTGTCAGCAACGTGATAAAGTATTTTGTCGCCTAAAGAGTATGTTTTTGATTGTATTTCAAGGGGAACTGGATTTCCTTCAGCCGCTCTCTCTTCAAGTATTGGCCTTGTTACAGACTCATCAACAACTCTTTGCAGTGAAACCTCTGGATTCTTTTCAATTGCCTCGTTGACTTCAGCCTCTGCATCTACTTGATCAAAGGTTTTGTTTATGCCTGATTCTTCAGCTCGATAATCCTCTACATTATCAAGGCCTTCTATAATATCTGATGGAGGAAGTGCTATTTCTTTTTGCTCAGCATATCTAAAAAGATCTCTTGCTGCTGAGCCTAACGATTCTGCATTTCTTAAATAAGATTCATCGCCTGTCTGCTTATATCTTTTTCTGTTAACCGCTGCTTCTTTAAACAAAGCATTAGCCATTTCATTTTGACCGCTGTAATTAACCCAAGAATTTTGCCCTCTAGTTTCAGAGGACATAGCAATGGTTGCTAAAGGACTAAATGTTTGAGAGTGATTAGCCCAAGCTCTTTCTTCTCCTTGAGGGCCAAAGGTAGCGGCAGATGTTGCGTGACCAAAGTAATCATGAACAGCTCTAAACTTTTCATTAATTGATATACCGTTTTCATCTACCGCTCCAAGATAAGGATGAACATCTCCGCCCTGAAACACCCACAAATGCTTGTTCAACAAAGCATCCGCAAGCATCTCCGTTGAATCTGCGTAATCTCCAGAGCCATCAGGGTTCCACTCAATCTCAACGCCCGAATCAATCAACGCTTTGTATTGAGACTCAACCTCTTGGGCTAGTCTCTCATAAGACTTTTCCACCAAAGACTTGTAATCAGTTATCCCTTCAGCTTCTAGCACTTCAGGCATCAATTCTTTGTACTGATTAAATATGTCTCTTTCTAATTCTGTTTCTTGATAGTTTGGATTTGACGGGGACTGTATAGAGTCGTAGTTAAATGCAATAACTTCTTGTCTTTGAGGGTTTGTCTTGGCTGTAATGTTAGGTTCGTAATTAGGAAATTGATTCCTAATTATTTGCAAGGCAGTATTTAACTCTGGATCTTTTACTGCTGACTTCGCTTCCTCATAAAGTCTCTCAGTCTCGGCCCTGCTTCTTCTATCTCTTCCTCTGACAGTATCGGTAGGCCGTGTTTCCTGTCCAGCTTCTGCCTCTCTTTCCTTAATCTCTCCAACATCATCTTCTCTTCCATAATATTCTTCCTCTATGGCCTCTACAGGCTTTGTTAAATCATCAAATCTTGGATCGTCTTCTATTAATTTAGGAGTAAATTTAAAATCACTTTCACCCAAACTAACCAGCCCATGCTTTGCTCTTTCCACAAGCGAATCAGATACATATAAATTTGTTACATATTCCATGTCGTTATTTGAAACAGCTTCAACCCGAATCGTTGGCCTTATGTAATTTTCTTTGTAAGGAATAAGTTCTGCTAGTCGTATGTTTGGATTATTTATAAGATGAAAAGGCCAATCCTCAAACAACTTATCAATGGCTTTTTTATTAGGATAGTCTCGATAAAGCTCTTCATTAACAATCTTTGCCTTTACCTCTTGAACATCCAAGCCAAGAACTTTATATCTTGTTATAACTCCTGTGTTTGGATTGGTTAACTCAAACACATCTCCTTTATTAAAACCTCTATACAATTCTCTTTCGTACAAGTTTTTAATTTGTGCAATTCTTTCCTTATAAAATTCTTGACCTTTCTTTTTAATATCTTTTAAAGCTTTAGTTCTTTTCTCTTTTTGATCTTTAGCAAATCGAGCAACAGCAACCTCATCTTTAGGGTCTGGATAGTCTGGCTCGCTTACTGCATACAACATATCCTGTCTTATGTCTAAAGGAATTCTTGTGCGAGCTTCCTTGTAATCCACATAATCTTCATAAGATATGTTTAAGCTTTCAGCAACTTCTCGCTCACCGCCTATCTTTGCCTCCAGCTCTTCAAATAACTTTACAAAGTCTGGCCCCCATATAGGACTATCGTGAAATCTTGGAGGCCTTAAAGATTCAGAAATTTGATTTTCGTCGGCCATTACTCCCATGACCTTAAGCCTTGCTCGGTCATACCTAACATCAGACTCTGCCCCAATATCTCTTTCAGGAACAGCACCCAGCTTTCTTTCTGTAGTCTCTAATGTTCTTATGTCTGCAACATCTTTGGTGTCTGCATACCTAGATCTACTTCCAATTTCTCCAGACTCAAGAGCGTTCACTATATCCCCAAAAGACTGAAACCCTGTTCCTCTGAGAAGACTACCCATTCTTTCAAAGAACTCTTTGATCCTGTTTACCAATGCTCTAGGCTTGCCTGTAATTAATCCCGGATTACTTCTAGCATCTCTGACAAGATTAGCTACAGCCTCTTCCATTAGGGCAACCTTGCTAAGTCCTTTATCTCGATACGCCATCTCTGCATCTCTAAGATAAGAGATGTTACCTTTACGCATCTTTTTTCTAGCTAAGTTTTCTAATGAACTCCATTCTTTGTCAGTCCACAAATCCATCTTCCGCATGGCATGAACAATCTCATGACTAAGAACATTGCGAACCTCATCAAATATAGCATCGCTAGAATCCTGAACTTCTTTTCCAGCAATCATGTCAGCAAGATTTTTATTTCTAACCTTGCCTTGAACCCTATCAAGAGCAAGAAATATAGTGTTCGCATAAGGCTTATAAAATCCCGTAGTTCCAGGAGAATATTTGCCCAGACGAATAATGTTTCCGTCCCTGTCAACGTCAACATCTTGCAGCTCTTGACTCAAATCAAGTCCGACATCTTTTAAACCAAGAGCATCTAATTCATCTCTCAGGTTAGACGTAAATTTATTTAATCTATTCTCTAAGAAAGGACTTAGTTGAAGCTTTTCTTCGATTGCTTTTTTTAATGCAGGAGGAAGCTCTACTCTTTCTTCCTCGACAACAGGATCTTGCTCTGGAGAAACTACATCTTGCGGTGACGGCAATGCTTTAATTTCAGCTACAGTATTGTCTTCGTTTATAACGCCTTTATCTTTAAGATCTTTATGTATTTCCTTTGCAATAATCTTTCTTTGAGACTCTGACTCAACGCTTTCTGATATAGATGTCTGTATGTTTTCAACAGTCCCATCTCCTGTTTCAATAACAAAATCAGTAGAGGCAGCAAGCTGATTCTTGCCATACGTCTTAGGTTTAAAGTTAGGAATATTAGATGGGGAGTCTAGTCTTGGAAGGGTTTGTATTGAATGGAACAAATGTCGTTTCTGAGAAGCAGACATGTCGTCCAAAGATTTCTTTCCTGTAATGGACTCAAACAGGTATTTAATTTCAGGCGAGCTTATATCAGAAACAATATTTTTTTCTGTCAAAGCATCTCTTATTCTTCTTCTTGCTGGAACCTCAGCAAAGTCAGCGTCAATACTTTCTACTCTTGTAGCTGCTTCTATCACTGGTATTCTTGCGTCTACAAGAGAGTCAAAAAGCTTTGGCATATTTTCTTTAAGAACGCTTTCGGCTTCTTGAAAAGTAAATTCGCTGGTTGGAGGAAGACCTTTCTTTGCTCTCTCAAAGTTTATTTGTTGAGCAGCAGTTAAATTGGATAAAGGTTTGTAATATTTAATGCCACGCTGTCTTAGTGGCTCAACATTCCATTCAGCTCGGTGAAGGGCATCTAACGAAGCCCCTTCGTTATAAGGTGAGTTTGGACTATCAACAGTTCCAGCGGCCTCATTTAATTCTGCTGAAGTTATTTTAAAAGACTTAGGGTTGTTTAGTATTCTTCCAATTCTAAACAATGCTTCTGTGGTTGGCTGATCGTACTCTTGATCAGCCTCGTTAATAGAATCTACCACAGAATTGTTAATACTATTTTCTATAATTCTTCTATTAAGATTTGACATTAAATGTGTAGCGTACTCATAAGTTCCGGCCTCGCCCCACTGCCTTCCTGTCTGAGTGTGAACTGCTTTGTACTGAGGAACTCCGTCTACTATTTCCTCAACAACTTCATAAGTTCCGCCATCAGGAAACAACACGCTCTTTGACAATTGCCTAGCATAACTAGGAATTACTTCAGCAAGGCTTGCTCTTCCAGAATTTAAACGCTTTTTGCTGTCATTATCCAAAGGCAATGCTGGGCCTTTAGATACTTCAGCAGCGAGTGCTTGGCTTTGCTCTTCTTGCAACTGAAGGGTCGCCGCAGCTTGCGCCTCTTCATCTTCTCTTTGAATTCTTTCCAGCTCTTTTCTAACGTCTCGTTCTTTTTCAGCTTTATCGTTATCTATCCTGTCATATATTAACTGGACTTCTTGCTCAGTCTGATCTCTAAGAGCAGCCTCCCTTTCAAGTGAAGATTCTCTTGTTATTTTTTTCCTTTCCTTAAAAGCATATCCAGTTAAGGCATCAGTTAGCGCAGCCGTAGTAAAGCCAATACTAAAGTCATCCCAAGCTGACTCACCATATTGCACATTTTCATCATAAAGATTATCTGCTATTGCGTCCTGAAGAAGAGAGGCCGCAACTTCTTGACTTCCTTCTACCGTCCCCTCTCTAATTGCGCTTCTTAATGTGTTAAATGCTTTCTTCTTAGACTCTTCGTCTTTAAACCCTCTTATCTTTTTAAGAATACTTAAAGGAGATAACGCTTCACTTGCCCCAACAATTCCACCCAGCAACACAGCCTTGTCCTCTGTGTCCCTGTCAATTGATACTCCCTGCTGCCTAAGCGCATCTATTCTATCAACTTGTTCTTGCGCCCCAAGGCCTACACCTTGAGCAATAGGAAGCGCAATCTGACCAGCTCTTATTCCCGCTAATACTTTTGCTCCATTAGCCGCTCTCCCAGCAAGTCCTAAAGCACCACCCGGAACCACAAACGAAGCAAATGAACCAAGGCCTCCACCAAACTTAACCAACCAGTTGTCTTGATAGGCCTCTGATACGCCTATGTTTTCATCAATTAATTCTTTGCCAGCGTTAGCAAAATTAATAATGTCTTTTCCATAACCGTCTTCTGTTATGGCATCTTCCCATCCAACATAGTTTGTTGCAGCGTCAGCCAACTCAACCGTTCCAGACACAGCACCAAGCAAGCCTTTTCCGAACCCGCCAACAAAAGCTTTTCCAGACTCTCTTGCTACACCAAACGGGTCATCAATTGTTTGATCAACAGTTCCAATATCTTCTGAACTAAAACTTGCAGGCTGAGGCTCTTTTGGTTTGGCAATTCCTTGAGACGCTAAGTATTCATCGACAGCTTTCTGCATTGTCTCCATGTCAGTGTCATCGGGAAACTCTAATATTGCATCATCAAGCTCGACTTCAATCATTCGTTAATTATTCTTCCATCAGAGCCGACTCTAAGCCTTTTCTTTGTATCACCTCTTTCTTCTCCCTCAACCTCCCCTCTAAACTGAGGAGATAGCTGATCAATTATAGGTATAACAATTTCTTTAAGGAGTTCGTCTACGCTCTTACCTTCCTGTACATATCGTTCCGCAGCCGCTTTAACATAAGATCCAGCTATATCTAATATTTCCCTCATGTTTGCGTCATCTCTTTCGAGAACCAGATCGCCATACCTAAGCACTGCTGCTTGCTTAACTAAACTTTCTAAGGCCAGCTCTCTTTCCTTAAGCTGCCCACTGTACATAGTTTTTTGTGCATCAGCTTGCATGGTAGCTATTGCTTTATCTCTTTCTATCTCAGCCATCTTGCCTTGCAATCCTGTTTGCATAGCACCTTGCTCTTCAGCCATCTTAAGTTTAGTTGCTAAATCTCTTTCTGATCTAGCCGATGCCTTTCCTTCTTTGATCATATCGTATGCAGTTTGCCCAGCTTTGCTTAGCCCTTCTCCTGTTTTTCCTTCAATTATCCCAGCACCAAGCTGTATTAATGCTTGATTCCAAGCATCTTTTCTGGAATCAGAAAGCTCTTCTTCTGCTCTTTTTTCTGCTAACGCTTTTTCATAGGTGTAGTCTGGAGCAAGAGAACTAAAATCAACCTGTAATCCCTTAAGCATTGCTTCGGGTTTGCTAAGATCAATGGTTGAAGGTGTTGTTTTAGTTGTATCCATAAACTCTTGCATTCTGTCTTGAAGAATTTCATAACCAGTTTTTGGTTTTGGATCTAAAGCTCCATCTCCCTCTGCTCCTTCCGCTCGTTCACCTTTAGTTACAACTGTAGGAACAGTTGCTCCTCCAACATTTACTGACAAATCGTCTTGCCTTTGTTTATCGGTTTTTTTGCTTTCATCGGTTACTATTGCGTTTGGAACTGTATCTATTTCTTTAACTATTGTTTCTGTAATAGCAAGGTCTTGTCCAAGTCCATCCTGATCGCTCCCGTATGCTGCATCTGGAACGTCATAGTCGTCAGGAAACACTTCGCTAGTACGCATCTCTCTAAAGCCTCCAGCATTCCCCTCTAACGCTTTCGCAATATTCTCTAACTGACCAGGAAATTCTTCATAAGCCTCCTCTAAAGGAAGCTGATCAGCACTCGGCATTCCAATACCGCCAATGCCTTTACTTTGAGCTTGCTCTGACATTTGATTTGCTAACATCAAATCAATTTCTTGGTCAGTAAAACCTTGTTTCTTTAGAACATCTCTTCTTAAAGTGCTGCCGCCATTATCATAACGAACTACTCCGCCACGAAACATGGAAACTTCCGGCCCCATCTGGTTAGCTGGCATTTGTTGTGGAGGCATGGGTTGAGCCATTGGTTGCTGCATAGGTTGCTGCATGGGTTGCTGCATAAAAGGCATTTGCCTTGATGCTTCTGGGGATATAGAAGCTATGCCTTGAGAAACTATTTGTTCTTTTACAGAGCCTTTAGGTTGTTTGCTTTGTTGAGCTTTAAACCTTTCTCTCATGTCAGTTCTTCTTTGTATTTCAGATACAACTAAAAATTGAGGAACCCTGCCTGTTGGCTTCTGAGCTTCTTTTTGTAATGCCTCGTCAGGCATTCCTTTTACAACATCTTCAACTTCTAATATATTCATTAAGTTCCTCGCATAGCCCTATAGAGTCCAACTCCCCCAACTCCAGCACCTATTGCTTGAGAGTAAGGGCTAACCCCTCCTCCAAAGCTAGCGGTAGTAGACCCAGGTGTTATCGGAATGCCTCTTAATAGGTTACTAAAATATCCTAACTGCTCTCTTGGAAAAGCTTGTTGCCTTAAAAAATCCTGATAACCCATATCAAGACCTCTTTGACCTAGATCTCTTCTTATTTGTCCAGCAGCTTGCAGATTTCTAAGTCTGTCATAAGCCATTGATTGCCTTTGCCCACCTAGTCCAGCAAGCTGTCGAGCAGCATCAAGTCTTAATCCAGCTCGCCTTTCGCCAGCTCCTAAATTTATTTCTTGCGCTCTCATCCTTGCGTCATTTTCAGCTTGATTAATTCGCTCTTGAAGCTCTTGACCCTGAAGACCAAGCCTAGCACCTTCTTGTCTAGCTCTTTCTTGGGCTTCAAATACCGCTCGGTTTTCTTGTTGCTGAGCCATTCTAAGCTGTTCGTTCTGGGAAAACTGTTCTTGCTGAAACCTTTCCCCAGCCTGTCTAGCTCGATCTTCCATCTCTTGAGCAGATAAACCCATTCGAGAGGCCTCTTGCCTTGCTTGTTCTTCTGCTTGAAACTTTTGATTTTGAAAGTCTTGAAGTCTAGCTTGGGTGCTTTCTTGAAATGTTGCCCCAGCAAGTCTTGCAGACTCTTGAGCCTGTCTTGCCGCTTCTGCCTGCTGCTGAGCAGAAAGACCCATCTGAGCAGCTTGTTGTCTTGCAGATTCTCCAGCTTGAAATGCCTGTATGTCTTGACCTCTAACTTGAGTTCCGAACTG